TGGCCTTCATTGAGTTGAAGGCTCCCGGCAAAGAGCTGCGGCCTTTGCAAGTAAGGCGAAAAAGGCAGTTAGAAGCACTTGGCTTTTTGGTGTACTGCATTGATAGCCCAGAACAGATTGGAGGGATCATCCACGAAATACAAGCCTCATGATTACCAGGCTTATGCCACCAACTTCATACTGGAGCATCCCATCTCCGCTGTGTTCCTGGATATGGGTCTGGGCAAGAGCGTTATTACGCTGTCCGCCATCTTCGACCTCTGCCTGGACTACTTCTCCGTCCGCAAAGTGCTGGTCATCGCTCCTCTGCGTGTCGCCAGAGATACATGGCCTGCGGAGATCCAGAAGTGGGATCACCTCAACGGCCTGTCCTACTCCGCGGCTGTAGGCACCGAACTGGAACGCAAAGCCGCCCTCCAGCAGAGAGTGTTCCTGTACATCATCAACCGAGAAAATGTCCAATGGCTGGTGGAAGAAAGCGGCCTACCCTTTGACTACGATATGGTGGTCATCGACGAGCTTTCCTCCTTCAAGTCCTACCAGGCAAAGCGGTTCAGAAGCCTCCTCAAGGTTCGGCCTACCGTAAAGCGGATGGTTGGCCTCACAGGCACACCTTCCTCCAACGGTCTCATGGACCTTTGGGCACAGTTCCGCTTGCTGGATATGGGCCAGCGGCTGGGACGCTTCATCACCCATTACAGAAACAGCTACTTCCAGCCAGACAAGAGAAATGGCCAGGTGGTGTTTTCCTATAAGCCTCTCCCCGGAGCAGAGGCTGCCATCTATCGCCAGATCTCCGACATCACCATTTCCATGAAGGCCGTTGACCATCTGGCCATGCCGGAATGCGTGATCAACGAGGTGAAAGTGGCCCTTTCTGAAAAAGAGAAAAAGGCCTACGACACCATGAAGGCAGAAATGGTGCTTTCCCTGGGCGGTGAAGAAATCGATGCCGGGAATGCCGCAGCACTGGCAAACAAACTCTCCCAAATGGCCAACGGTGCCGTTTACAGCGAAGACCGCCATTTTATCGAACTTCATAACCGCAAGCTGGATGCCCTGGAGGATCTGATCGAAGCCGCCAACGGCAAGCCGGTTCTGGTAGCCTACTGGTTCAAGCACGATCTGGAACGAATTCAGAAACGCTTCACAGCAAGGGAGATTTCCACTTCCAAGGACATCGCTGACTGGAACGCTGGCAAAATCCCGGTGGCGGTCATCCATCCGGCATCTGCTGGCCACGGTCTGAATCTACAGGCTGGAGGTTCCACCATGATTTGGTTCGGCCTTACATGGAGCCTGGAATTATACCAGCAGGCCAACGCCAGATTGTGGCGGCAAGGCCAGACGGCAGATACCGTGGTCATCCATCACATTATCGCAGCCAACACAATCGACGAGCGGATCATGTCCGCCCTTCGTAAGAAAGAAAAAACACAATCCGCCCTTATCGATGCCGTCAAGGCAAATTTGGAGGTATGAATATGACTGCAAAAGAATATCTCGGCCAGGCTTACCGCCTGGATCAGCGCATCAACAGCAAGCTGGAGCAGGTCTTGTCCCTCCGGGATTTGACCACCAAGGCCACAGCCACTATGAGCGATATGCCCGGTGGTGGCAGCCGCAATGTCTACCGTATGCAGGACATTATTGGAAAAATCATTGATCTGGAAAACGAGATCAATGCCGATATTGATCAGCTGGTGGATCTGAAGCGAGACATTGTCGCCATTATCAAGGCTGTGGAGAATCCCGAATATCAAACCCTGCTGGAACTGCGGTATCTGTGCTTCAAAACATGGGAGCAGATCGCCGTGGATATGGGCTACGAACTTCGGTACCTTCACAAGCTCCACCATCGGGCATTGGTTTCCTGCAATATTGCCAGCGTTGCGTGACAGGACACTAAAAGACATAGAAAGACACCCTTGCCCTGTGATATCATTATAATCGCCAAGAAAATACGGAACGGCCTCATGGGAGCAATCTCATGGGGCTTTTCTTATGCCCAGAAGGAGGTGTTTCCCATGGGATACCGCAAGGTTTCCTATCTGGAGCAGATCTGGTACATCCTCCGCTACAAGTTCCGTCATCGACACAGGAAGGAGGACAAACGTGCCAAGTAAACCCAAACGCCCATGCTCACACCCAGGCTGTCCCAAGCTGACCCACGGAAGGTTCTGTGAGGAACACGCAAAGAAGGAAGCCCAACGCTATGAGAAGTACGACCGTGACCCGGCTGTACGCCGTAGGTACGGCAGAGCATGGAAGCGCATCCGTGACCGTTACGCAGAAGCCCACCCACTGTGTGAGCTGTGCAAACAGAACGGAAAGCTGACACCCACCGAAGAGATCCACCACAAGCTACCCCTTTCTGAAGGAGGTACTCATGCCACAGAGAATTTGATTGCCCTTTGTAAGTCCTGCCACGCAAAGCTCCATGCTGAACGCGGCGACCGCTGGCACAACCGATAGGGGGTTTCGCACCAAAATGTATGCGATTCCTCCACCCGGTAGGGGGTCTCAAATCTCTACAGCAAATATCTGGTGCAACGGGCGTGGGGTCACGTGCGCGAAATCGCAAATTCAAAGGGGGTATTTACCCGGCCCCGCCGACAGGAGGTGAAACTGTGGCAAAAGACGGTACCAACCGTGGTGGGGCAAGAGTCGGTGCAGGTGCTAAAAAGAAGCCCCTGGCCGACAAAATCGCAGAAGGCAATCCCGGCAAGAGAGCGTTGACTGTCATTGACTTCGATAACGCAGCCGATTTAGAAGGTCAGCCCATGCCCAAGCCCTCTGCAATGCTGTCCGCCACTCAGAAAGACGGCAAAAAGCTCATCGCCGCCGATGTGTACGAAGCTACCTGGAACTGGCTTGCCGAGCGCAGATGCACTGCACTGGTTTCGCCACAGCTTCTGGAACGATATGCCATGAGCGTGGCCCGTTGGATTCAATGTGAGGAGGCCATCACCGAGTATGGTTTCCTTGCCAAGCATCCCACCACAGGCAATGCGATCCAGAGTCCCTATGTGGCTATGAGCCAGAATTTTATGTCACAGACCAATCGTCTGTGGATGGAGATATTCCAGATCGTCCGGGAGAACTGCTCCAGCGAGTACAGCGGAGCCACACCCCAGGACGATGTCATGGAACGTCTGCTTCAGGCCCGCACAGGTGGCAAGCAGTAAACACACAACATCATTGATACAATGGGAGGAACCTTAATGTTTGAAAAAGTCAATCCTGCCCACCCGGACAAGGTGGCAGACAGAATTGCCGGTGCCGTGGTCGACATCGCATACGAAACCCAGATCGATCCCAAGGTTGCGGTGGAGGTGCTGATCGGCCATGGCATTTGCCATATCATTGCAGAAACATCTGCAAAGCTGAATGAGAAAAAGGTCATCGCCGCCGTCCACCGCATCGCAGGCAATCTGGATGTGGATCTGGTGGTAGTTCCCCAGGACACCCATCTGGCTCGAAACCAGAAGGATGCCATTCGCTGCGGTGACAACGGCATCTTCAAAGGTGTGCCTATGACCGAGGAGCAAAGAGTCATGTCCAATGTCGCCCGGGCAATCTACGATCAGTATCCCTTTGACGGCAAGTATATCCTGGCCGGAGACCGACTCATCATCTGCCAAAGCAACGTCAACTCTGAAACCATCCGCTTACAGTATCCCGGTGCCATCGTCAACCCTCTGGGCGATTGGACCGGCGGCACCAATGTGGACACTGGCGCTACCAACCGCAAGCTGGGCAGCGACATGGCCGACTCCGTTACTGGTGGCGGTCTCCACGGAAAAGATCTGAGCAAGGCCGATGTCAGCGTAAACATTTACGCATGGCTGGAAGCCCAGCGCACCGGCAAGCCTGTGGAGCTGTGCTGTGCCATCGGCGACGAAAACGTGGGCGGTATTCCTTACGAAGAAATCGTGGAAACAGCCAGAGCCTTCATCCGCTCCATCGGCGGCTTTGAGGCTTTCGCTGAGTGGGGTCTGGTATGATTATTGAACGCAAGCATACGGCAGATCTTCTGCCCGCGGACTATAACCCCAGAAAAGACCTGAAACCTGGCGATGCCGAATACGAGAAGCTGAAACGTTCCATTGAGCAGTTTGGGTATGTAGAGCCGGTCATCTGGAACAAGACCACTGGCCGGGTTGTCGGTGGCCACCAGCGTCTGAAAGTGCTGATGGACATGGGCCTCACCGAGGTTGACTGCGTTGTTGTGGAAATGGATGAAGCCAAGGAAAAGGCACTCAACATTGCCCTCAACAAAATCAGCGGCGACTGGGATAAGGATAAGCTGGCTCTGCTGATTGCTGATCTGCAGGGTGCTGACTTCGATGTATCTCTGACGGGCTTCGAGCCTGCGGAGATCGATGACCTGTTCAAAGACAGTCTGAAGGATGGGGTGAAGGAGGATGACTTCGATGTTAATGCGGAGCTTCAAAAGCCCACCTTCTCCAAGGCCGGGGACATCTGGCAGTTGGGCCGCCACCGGCTGATCTGCGGCGACAGCACCAAGCCGGAAACCTACGAGCTGCTCATGGCCGGGGTGAAGGCAAATCTGGTCATCACCGACCCTCCCTATAACGTCAACTACGAAGGTTCCGCTGGCAAAATCAAAAACGACAACATGGCCAACGAGGCTTTTTATAACTTCCTCCTGGCTGCCTACCAGCAGATGCACGCTGCCATGGCAGACGATGCCTCCATTTATGTGTTCCACGCAGATACCGAAGGACTGAACTTCCGCAAGGCTTTTGCCGATGCGGGGTTTTATTTGTCTGGGTGCTGTATCTGGAAAAAGCAGTCCCTGGTGCTGGGTCGTAGTCCTTACCAGTGGCAGCACGAACCCTGCCTCTATGGCTGGAAGAAGAACGGCAAGCACCAGTGGTACACCGGCAGGAAGGAAACAACCATCTGGGAATTTGATAAGCCCAAGAAGAACGGCGACCATCCTACCATGAAGCCGATCCCGCTCCTGGCATATCCCATTATGAACTCCACCATGAGCAACAGCGTGGTGCTTGACCCCTTCGGCGGTTCCGGCTCTACGCTGATTGCCTGTGAGCAGACTGACCGCATCTGCTACACCGTGGAGCTGGACGAAAAGTTCTGCGATGTCATCGTCAAGCGGTACATTGAGCAGGTCGGCTCCAGCGACGGTGTATCTGTTGTCCGGGATGGTCTGACCTATGACTTTGACGAGGTCGCTGACCCTGACAGCCAGGTAATCCCCTTTTGAGGTAATTGCCCATGAATGAATATAAGACTCTGACCCTCGGAAGCCTCTTTGATGGCTCCGGGGGTTTCCCTTTGGGCGGCGCCCTGGCAGGCATAGAGCCGCGCTGGGCATCTGAAATTGAACCCTTTCCCATTCGGGTCACCACACGGCGGTTCCCCGATATGAAACACTACGGCGACATCTCCAGCATGGATGGCGGCAAGATTGAGCCTGTGGATATTATCACCTTTGGTTCTCCCTGCACGGATATGTCCGTGGCCGGCAAGAGAGCTGGTCTGGAGGGTAGCCAATCCATTCTGTTTTACGAAGCCATCCGCATCATCAAAGAAATGAGGTGTGCCACCAATGGCCAATACCCCCGCTGGATCTGCTGGGAAAATGTCCCCGGCGCTTTCTCCTCAAATTCCGGGCATGACTTCCAGGCAGTCCTCGAAGCCGTCATCGGCATCGTCGAACCGGGTGCCCAAGTGCCTATGCCTGAGAAAAACCGATGGCCCAGTGCCGACATATACATGGGTCCCGGATTTAGCGTTGCGTACCGTACTCTCGACTGTCAACACTGGGGTTTGCCCCAACGTAGAAAACGCATCTTCCTTATCGGCGATCTTACAGGCCAATGTGCCGGAAAAGTATTATTTGAGTCCGAAGGCCTGTCAAGGTATTCTGCGGAGGGCTTCCGCCCGTGGCAAAGAGCTGCCGGAGGTGTTGAGAGTTGCCCTGGAGCGTCAGGCCTTGGTATAGACGGGTACAACGGCACCGTTTCGGAAACCGCATCTACCCTTGGTGTGAACTGTGGAATGTCCACCGGGCGAAACGGAGTCGTTCTCAATGACCAGGGTGGCAACCGCATGGATGTGACCCACGAGGTAACTTGCACCCTCCGGGCAGAAGCCCATCACCCTCCCGTCGTGATGGACAATCCTCCTGCTGTATTTGAAAACCACAGTCAGGACACTCGGTTCAGCGGGCCTGTGGAGGTTGCACCTACTGTGTCCCGCCAATATGGCACCGGCGGCAACAACCAGCCCTTTGTTGTGAAGCCCTACGGCATCAGCGGTTTCAACTCAGAAGGTATGCTTTCTCCGAACCCTCACAGCGGCATCTACGAAGCAGAGGTCGCTCGTACCGTTGACACCTCTGGCGGCAATCCCGCCTGTAACCAGGGCGGCATCGCCATTGTCAGTGGGCCACCCGTATATGCCCTCACCACAGGTAGTTATACTCAGGTCTCCCAAGATACAGCACCCACGCTGTTGTCCCGGGACTACAAGGATGCAACCGTGGTTTCCGAGCCTTGCTATGGTCTAGACTACGCTTCCTACAACCAGGGTAAAAACGCACAGTTCAAGCCCTGCATCGATGAGGAGCTGGCTCCCACGCAGGTAGCAAAGGGTCCCGGGGCTGTGCTTTCGGGATACACCGTCCGCCGCCTGACACCCACCGAATGTGCCAGATTGCAAGGTTTCCCGGATTGGTGGTGCAGCGATCTGGATACCACTGAACCTACCGAAGAGGAACTGGTCTTCTGGACGAAGGTCTGGGAAACCCACCGCCGTATCACTTCTCCCAGCACCAAACCGAAGACGGAAAAGCAGCTCCGTAAATGGCTGGCAGATCCTCATTCCGATGCCGCAGAGTACAAGATGTGGGGTAACGGTGTTGCTTTGCCCTGCGTATTTTTTGTGCTTGCAGGCATTGTGTACTGCACACAATAATGCACCCAATCATTCTACATTGTCTGTCTGATAAACAACTTGCTATTCAGGCAGAGTAGAGCGAATATGTGTACGACCCGCAAGGGACTACCACAATTCAAGGAGGTTTCCAAAATGAAACTTGACTACAATTGCACGGGTGCTGATCGGAAGAATCTGGTCGCCGTCCTCGCTGACCACACCGGCCAGAAAGCCAAGTACCTGGGCGCTCCCAGCTTCGCTTACCAGGTGGACTGCATCACCGTTGATAAGAACGGCATCCTGCACCTGAACGACATGGCCGATCCCGACTGGGTAGACGCAATTCAGGCTCGGCTGGCAGCCAGCGGTTTCACCTGCATCTCCGAAGCCTATGACAATCCCCAGCCCGAGCCGGTTATGGATGAGGAGCCAGAAGGTATCTCTATCCAGGTGCCCATGGCCAGCTTCACCGAAAGTTCCCTTCAGAACCTTTTCGATCTGGTCGATGCCAAGGGCAACCTCATCAAGAAGGCTTTGGGCGTTTCCGACCTGACCATCAGTCTGCTGGATGACCGACTGGCCTTTGATTGGTTCCCGGCAGACAGCTCTCCCGAAGAGGTCAAGGCCTACACCGCCTTTGTTGCCGCCCTCTGCGAGATGGCCAGAACCCAGAAGCGGATCACTGCGAAAGAGAAGGAAGTTGACAATGAGAAGTACGCTTTCCGCTGCTTCCTCCTTCGGCTGGGATTCATCGGTGCCGAACACAAGCAGACCCGCAAAATCCTGCTCCGCAACCTATCTGGCAGCTCGGCCTTCAAATCCGCCCCCACGGCAAAGGAGGAGCAGGTATGAGCATGATCAAGGAATGGCAACTGAAACAGCTCCGTGAGGAGTATCCCATTGGGACAAGAGTGGAGCTGATCCACATGGATGACCCCTACAACAAGAAACTGGTTCTCGGCTGTAGGGGTACCGTCCGCTGGGTGGATGACTGGGGAACCATCCATGTGAACTGGGACTGCGGTTCCAGCCTGGGTGTTGTCTACAGCGAAGACTCCTGCCGAAAGGTGGCCGACGAATGATGGATGACATTCTGGATCGGCTATTCTACGGGGAGGTCAGCCCTTACGACGATTCGGTGGAGGACATTGAAACTTTCCGGGAACTGAATCACAAGGTTGCTGAGTTGTGGTCCCAGGTGGAAACCCTCGCATCTCCTGAGCTGAAAGAACTACTCAACTTATATAAAGTGCATCGTGCGGATCTTGAAATGCTGATGCAAAAGGATCGGTTCAAGGTCGGTTTTCGCCTGGGTGTACAGCTTCTGACCGCAGCAACCGGGAGCAGGAAAAAACCGGAATAAAGTACACAATATACCCGAATTTGCTTGAAAAACCTTGTGTATTATATGCCTCAAATATAACTTGCTATATCTCCGATGTAGAGCGAATATGTGTACTACCGAAAGGGAAAACACACAAAAAACGGAGGAAAACACCATGAACGAAAAGGTAGCAAGACAAATTGAGGAAATGAAAAAGCAGACCATCGGGGTCGAGGTCGAGATGAACAACATCGAGCGGAGCGCAGCCGCCAAGCTGGCCGCCACCTTCTTCGGCACCAACAACTACCGCAACACCGCCAGCCGCAACGGCTACAGCACCTGGAGTGCTTGGGATGCCCAAGGCCGGGAATGGAAATTCCAGAAGGATGTCAGCATTCACGGCCCCGACGCTGAAAAGTGCGAAATGGTCACGCCGATCCTCACCTACACGGACATGGAGCTTTTGCAGGAGCTGATCCGCAAACTGCGGAAGGCCGGAGCCAAGAGCGATGCCTCCAGAGGCTGCGGAGTACACATCCACATCGGTGCCAAAGGCCACACCCCTCAGACCCTCCGCAACCTGGTCAACATCATGGCCAGCCACGAAAGCCTTCTGACCTCCGCCCTCAACATTAATGCCAGCCGAGTCAGCCGCTACTGCCGCACGGTCGACCCCAACTTCCTTACCCAGGTCAACCGCAAAAAGCCCAGCACCATGGCCGACCTTGCCGATGTGTGGTACACCAGCCACGGAGCCTCCTACGGCAGAAGCCAGCACTACAACGACAGCCGCTACCATATGCTTAACCTCCACGCCACCTTCACCAAGGGCACGGTCGAGTTCCGCCTCTTCCAATTCGACGAGCCTGCGGACGGCAAGCAGAACGGCCTCCACGCAGGCCAGCTGAAGAGCTATATTCAGCTTTGCCTCGCACTGAGCCAGATGGCCAAGGAAGTCCGCACCGCCAGCCCCAAGCCCCAGCAGAACGAAAATCCCAAATACGCAATGAGAACCTGGCTCCTCCGCCTGGGCTTCATCGGCGACGAGTTCAAGACCGCAAGAGAGCATTTGACCAAGCGGTTGGACGGTGATGCCGCATTTAGAACGGAACGCGCCGCTTGAAGGACATAGCCACAGGCCCCCTTACCCGCCTCGGCGGGCTTAAGGTGGTAGAAGCACCTTTTCGCTTTACCAAATAACAGGAGGATTTCACAATGGAAAAACGCTACTATGTTGCCTACGGCAGCAACCTCAATGTTCGCCAGATGCTGATGCGGTGTCCCACCGCACGGATGATCGGTACCTCGGTCATCAAGGACTATCGGCTCATGTTCAAGGGCAGCCAGACCGGCTCTTACCTCACCATTGAGCCGGAGCTTGGCTCGGAGGTTCCTGTGGGCGTGTGGGCCGTCAGTGCCGCCGACGAGCGGGCTTTGGATCGCTACGAGGGTTACCCCAGCTTTTACTACAAGAAGGAACTGAGCCTACCAATCACGGGCATCCGCACGGGTAAGGTTCGGCAGCGGAACACTTTCGTTTACATCATGCACGAGGAACGCCGTCTTGGCACCCCTAGCGACTTCTACTTGCAGACCTGCATTGAGGGCTACCACAATTTCGGCTTCGATCTGGATGTACTCTTCGAGGCCTACCGCTACAGCACGGAGGGTATGCGATAATGAAAGAGATGCTTCGCCACACAGGCATTTGCCCCAAATGTGGCCAGGAATACACTGGCCATCCTGCCCTTTCCAGAATGGACAGTGAAACGCTGATCTGCCCCGATTGTGGCACTAGAGAGGCCCTGGACACCCTGGGCATTCCCAAGGAAGAGCAGGATCGGATTATCGAGGCCATCCACCGCAGCTTTGAACGCCCCAGGCTGGAGGTCTTGTGATGGAAGCGCTTCAGACTGTACTGTTATCCATCGCCACCTTTCTGATCGGCTACCTTTTGGGGCTGGTCGGAAAGCGAAAATGATGCTCATATCTACACAATTTCTTCCTGGAATCATTGTGTAGTTTATGCCTCAGATATAACTTGCTATTTTGGCCCACTAGAGCGAATATGTGTACTACCAAATGGAAAACACATTTTACGGAGGTACACACCATGAAGAAGATTACCACTTTTGAGAACGCCATCGCCAACCGCGTCAAGGACATCCGAGCCGAAGGCATCAACGCCACCGCCTTCTGGGCTTACCGCCGCAGCCAGGACAACGGCAACGACCGCATTGATTTCTCAGAGGTCATTTGGGACGAGGATGTAGCGCCCATCGCCGAAACCTTCAAGCAGGAAGGCATTGACGAGTTCACCATCAGCAGCACCTTCTCCAGCCTGATTGCCACCCTGGCCGCCTTTGAGAAAAACGGTTACCGCATGGACGGCCTTACCGAAGTCAACGCCAACTACACCGACTGGCAGACCAACGAAAGAGCCAGAATTCCAGCCATTCGCCTGGTTCGGATCTGAACCACCCTCCAACACAGCAAGGGAGCCGACCGGCTCTTTTGCTCGTATATCGCTGTATATTACACAGTTCTGGCCCCGTATCTTTGTGTGCATTATGACGCAGATATAACTTGCTATTTAGGCCAAGTAGAGCGAATATGTGTACAACAAAAGGAACGGAGGACACCGAAATGAAGAACCAGAAACTGAGCAAGAGAGCAGCGGCCTACCTCAAGCGGATCGAGGCTTGCACCGACCGCAACGAAATCGAGGGCATCCGCATTGAGTTTTCCCAGGATTGCAGTGCCTACAGAATTTCCTGGGCAGACTTCACGGTTCTCTACAACGCCCAGCAGGCCAAGCGGACCGAGATCCGCAGCAAGCGATAAGGAGGAACAGACCATGACAGCAAAAACCGCAGCCAAGGCCGATACCTACAGACTCCAGAGAGTCACCACTCCCGAGGAGCTGGAAATGAAGATGATGTACAACGGCGGCGTGGTCATCACTTTCGGCGACCGCATTCTGATCGCCGGTTACTACTACAACCCCAACGGAAGATGCTACTACGGAGCCACCTACCGCTTCACCACCGCTGACCACACCATCGAAGGCGCGGTTAAGCTGGAGAGCATCTCCGACGATACCTTCATCGACAACGGCCACGCCATTGCATGGGCGATGAGCCGCTGAAATATAAGGAGGAACCCATTATGGCAAAGACTGGATTGGAAATCATCAACTCGCCAGAAACCACTGCGGATAGGCTTGCCGCAATCATGGCAAACGGCCACCCCACCTTTGAAGAAGGCAGTGCGGTCGCTTGTGACAAGGTCACCTGCGAACAGTGCTGGCTGGCATGGCTGACCACGGGCAAACCGCCCATCCCCACCAAGAAGTAAGCCATATCCCACAGCCCTGGGACGGAGCCGGTTGGCTCTGTTCCTCGTTACAGCCCATATCCGCATTGCCGTAATTTCATATATTTATATGTTTTTCAGACCCCACAGAGGGTCTTTTCTTTTGCCCATTTTACGGAGGTGATCGCATATCAGAAAGCTGAAGAAATACACGCCCACCAAGTTCATGGCCAAAGGCTCCCACTACGATAAGGCCGCTGCTGACTATGCGGTCGGCTTCATCGAATGCCTGTGCCATACCAAAGGTACCTGGGCAAGGAAGCCATTTGAACTGATCGACTGGCAGGAACAGATCATCCGGGATATTTTCGGAACCATGAAATCCAACGGTTACCGTCAGTTCAATACCGCATACATTGAAATCCCCAAAAAGCAAGGCAAGTCTGAGCTGGCTGCCGCCGTGGCGCTTCTGCTGACCTGCGGCGATGGAGAGGAACGAGCCGAGGTATATGGTTGTGCCGCCGACCGCCAGCAGGCATCCATCGTTTTTAATGTGGCTGCCGATATGGTTCGGATGTGTCCCGCTCTCTCCAAGCGAGTGAAAATCCTGGACTCCCAGAAGCGGCTGATCTACCAGCCAACGGGTAGTATCTACCAGGTACTTTCCGCTGACGTCGGCAACAAGCATGGTTTCAACACCCATGGCGTTGTGTTCGATGAGCTGCACACCCAGCCCAACAGAAAACTTTTTGATGTTATGACCAAGGGTTCCGGCGATGCTAGAATGCAGCCGCTGTACTTCCTTATTACCACCGCTGGAAATGACACCAAATCCATCTGCTATGAAATTCACCAGAAAGCCAAGGATATCATCGAAGGCCGAAAGATCGACCATACCTTTTACCCGGTTATCTACGGTGCCGATGAGTCCGATGACTGGACGGACCCCAAGACCTGGAAGAAGGCCAATCCCTCGCTGGGAATCACGGTGGGCATTGATAAGGTACGGGATGCCTGTGAGTCCGCCAAGCAGAACCCAGGCGAAGAGAACGCCTTCCGTCAGCTCCGTCTGAACCAATGGGTCAAACAGGCCGTCCGCTGGATGCCCATGGAGAAGTGGGATCGGTGTGCCTTTGCCACCCCGGAGGATGATCTGTCTGGCCGTGTCTGCTATGGCGGCCTTGACCTTTCTTCCACCACTGATATCACAGCCTTCGTGCTGGTATTCCCGCCCACCGATGAGGACGATAAATACATTGTGCTGCCGTACTTCTGGATTCCAGAGGATAACCTGGCACTTCGTGTGCGACGGGATCATGTGCCATACGATGTGTGGGAGCGACAGGGTTTCCTGCAGACCACCGAGGGCAATGTTGTCCACTACGGCTATATTGAGAAGTTCATCGAGAGGCTTGGTGAGCTGTACCATATCCGGGAGATTGCCTTTGACCGATGGGGTGCCGTCCAGATGACCCAGAACCTTGAGGGCATGGGCTTTACCGTGGTTCCTTTCGGCCAGGGCTTCAAAGATATGTCACCACCCACCAAGGAACTGATGAAGCTGGTACTGGAGGAACGGATCGCTCACGGCGGCCACCCGGTTCTTCGCTGGATGATGGATAACATCTTCATCCGCACTGACCCGGCGGGCAATATTAAGCCAGACAAAGAAAAATCCACAGAAAAGATCGACGGTGCGGTGGCCACCATTATGGCTCTCGACCGTGCGATCCGCTGCGGCAATGACACCAGTGCTTCGGTCTACGATGACCGGGGCATTTTGTTTATCTGAGGTAACGCCTATGGAAAAACCGATTCTACACGTGGTCTCCCTTTCTGGTGGAAAAGACTCCACCGCCATGCTGCTCCGCATGGTTGAGGAAGGCTGGCCCATTGACCATATTCTGTTCTGTGATACTGGGTTGGAGTTCCCGGAAATGTACGACCATATCGACAAGCTGGAGACCTATATTGGGATGCCCATCACCAGGCTCAAAGCACAGAAAACCTTCGAGTATTATATGCTGGAACATTCCCCCAAGCGAAAGAACCCGGAGCTGATCGGCAAGATCGGTCTGAGCTGGCCGGGGCCTCGGAAACGCTGGTGTACCGCTCTGCTGAAAACACGGGTCATCGACCGCCACCTTGCGGATCTGGCAAAGACCCACGAGGTCATCCAGTACATCGGCATCGCCGCTGACGAGCCGAACCGCATCCGGGGAAAGTGCTATCCGCTGATCACCTGGGGTATGACTGAGGCCGATTGCCTAGATTACTGCCGAGAGCGTGGCTTCGATTGGGGCGGTCTGTACGATATTTTCACCCGGGTTTCCTGCTGGTGCTGTCCGCTCCAGTCCTACGATGAACTGCGCCGCCTGCGTGCCCATTTCCCAGAGCTGTGGAACCAGCTCAAGGAATGGGATCAGCAGACTTGGCGCACTTTCCTGAAAAACTACTCTGTCCAGCAACTGGATACACGCTTTGCATTTGAAGAGGAACGCCTTGCACAAGGACTTCCCATCAAGGGCAAGGCGTTTTTTACTGCCCTGAAAGAACGATTGAAGGAGTGTGAGGAATAATGGGCTTCTTATCTGGCCTGTTCCGTTCCAGGGACAAGCCCCAAAACCGAACCGCTGGCAGCAGCTACAGCTTCTTCATGGGCAACTCCACCTCTGGCAAGGTGGTCACGGAACGCTCTGCTATGCAAATGACGGCGGTGTATTCCTGCGTCCGTATTCTGGCCGAAGCCGTCGCCGGTCTGCCGCTCCATCTGTACCGCTATAACGATGCTGGTGGTAAAGAGAAAGCTGTGGATCATCCGCTGTACCGTCTGCTCCACGATGAGCCGAACCCGGAGATGTCCTCTTTTGTGTTCCGGGAAACCCTCATGACCCATCTGCTCCTTTGGGGCAATGCCTATGCCCAGGTCATCCGCAACGGCAAGGGTGAGGTCATCGCTCTTTATCCGCTGATGCCAAATCGCATGGTGGTGGATCGTGACGGCAAGGGTCAGCTCTATTACAAGTACACCACTACATCCGACGATGCCCCCACCATGGAAGGTACCACCGTGTATCTCTCGCCCTCGGATGTCCTGCATATCCCGGGTCTGGGATTTGACGGTCTGGTGGGTTACAGCCCCATTGCCATGGCCAAGAACGCCATCGGCATGGCAATTGCCTGCGAGGAATACGGAGCGAAGTTCTTTGCCAACGGTGCCACACCGGGTGGTGTACTGGAACATCCCAGCACCATCAAAGATCCCCAGCGTGTCCGGGAAAGTTGGCAGTCTGCCTTTGGCGGCAGCAGTAATGCCAACAAGATCGCCGTTCTGGAAGAGGGCATGAAATATACCCCCATATCCATTTCCCCAGAACAGGCACAATTCCTTGAGACACGCAAGTTCCAAATCAATGAAATTGCTCGAATTTTCCGAGTACCCCCACACATGGTCGGCGACTTGGAAAAGTCGAGCTTTTCTAATATCGAGCAGCAGTCCCTTGAGTTTGTGAAGTACACCCTTGACCCCTGGGTGATCCGCTGGGAGCAATCCATCCAGCGGGTCTTGCTTACCCCCGGAGAAAAAGAGAGCTACTTCGTGAAGTTCAATCTGGAAGGTCTGCTCCGCGGCGACTATCAGAGTCGCATGAACGGATACGCCATCGGTCGCCAGAACGGCTGGATGTCTGCCAACGACATCCGGGAACTGGAGAACCTCGACCGCATTCCTTCGGAAGAAGGCGGCGATCTGTACCTCATCAATGGCAATATGCTCCCTCTTTGCGATGCCGGAGCTTTTGCGAATACGCCCCCAACTACTGACGGAAAGGAGATAAAAACCGATGAAGAAGTTCTGGAAGTGGAAGAACCAGGCACAGACGGAGACAGCTCCGGCGGAGAGGACACTGTTTCTCAACGGCACCATCGCCGAAGAGAGCTGGTTTGACGATGATGTCACGCCCCAGCTGTTCAAGGATGAGCTGATGGCCGGCTCCGGCGACATCACCGTGTGGATCAACAGCCCCGGTGGTGACTGCGTCGCTGCGGCTCAAATCTACAATATGCTGATGGATTACAAAGGCAATGTCACCGTTAAAATCGACGGCATTGCCGCCTCCGCAGCATCCGTGATCGCCATGGCTGGCACCAAGGTGCTGATGTCCCCGGTGTCTATGCTCATGATCCACAACCCCATGACCATCGCCTACGGTGATTCCACCCAAATGCAGAAGGCCATCGAGATGCTCGGCAGCGTGAAGGATTCCATCATCAATGCTTACGAAATCAAGACTGGCCTGTCCCGCGCCAAGCTCAGTCACCTCATGGATGCCGAGACTTGGATGGATGCCACCAAGGCTGTGGAGCTGGGTTTCGCTGATGACATTCTGAAGCGTCCCGGCGAGACAGAGGATGTGGAAACGCCTGTGGTTTCCATGCTGTATTCCAAGGCCAATGTGGTCAATTCCCTTATGGACAAGATCGCCCGTAAGTGTGCCATTGACCCCAAACCCGCTGAACCTACCGAACCCACCACCCACAAACACAGAGCCGACGACCTTATGGATCGGCTCAATCTGATCAAAAACTGGAGGTAATTTCTATGACTATTACTGAACTGCGTGACAAGCGCAACAAGGCATGGGAGGCCGCAAAGGCCTTTGTTGACACCCGCCGCGATAAGGACGGTCTGCTTTCCGAGGCTGATGCCCAGACCTATGCTCAGATGGAGCAGAAGGTCAAGGACTACAGTGCCGAGATCGACCGTATGGAGCGCCAGGAGGCCATCGACCGCCAGATGAACGCTCCTACCAGCACTCCCATCACCGCAAAGCCCACCACCACTGCCCAGATCGACACCAAGCCCGGCCGTGCTGCTGACGCATACAAGACTTCCTTCTGGAAGCAGATGCGTAACAAGACCAGCGTCGAAGTCCGTAACGCTCTGAGCGTCGGTGTTGACTCCGAGGGCGGCTACCTGGTTCCCGACACCTATGAAAAGCACCTGGTGGAAGCACTGCACGATGAGATGGTGATCCGCCGTCTGGCCCATGTGTTCACCACCGCTTCCGGCAGCCACAAGATTCCCGTGGTCGCATCCCACGGCACCGCCAACTGGGTCGAGGAGACTGGTGAGATCCCCGAGACCACCGAGACCTTCGGCCAGAAGCACATCGGCGCTCACAAGCTGACCGCTCTGATCAAGGTTTCTGAAGAGCTGCTCAACGACTCCGCCTTCGATTTGGAGGACTACTTCCGTCGTGAGTTCGCCCGCCGTATCTCCAATGCCGAGGAGCTGGCCTTCATCACCGGCGACGGCAACGGCAAGCCCACTGGTCTGTTCAGCGATGACGATGGTGCCGAGCTGGGTCTGACCACTGCTTCCGCTACCGAGATCACCGCCGACGAGGTTATCAACCTCTACTACAGCCTGCGCTCTCCTTACCGCAAGAAGGCCGTCTGGCTGCTGAACGACTCCACCATCAATGCCATCCGTCTGCTGAAGGACAAGAACGGCCAGTATCTGTGGCAGCCCGCTCTGAAAGAAGGCGCTCCCGACACTCTGCTGGGCCGTCCCGTATATACTTCCGTTGCTGTTCCCAGCATCGGTGCCGGTCAGAAGGTCATGGCCTTCGGTGATCTGAAGTATTACTGGATCGGTGACCGTGAGGGCATCTCCTTCCGTCGCCTGAACGAGCTGTACGCCACCACTGGCCAGGTTGGCTTCCTGGCTACCAAGCGTGTGGACGCCAAGCTGATCCTGCCCGAGGCCATTAAGGTCATGCAGATGGCTACTGCTTAATCATTGGAGGTGGCGGCGATGAGTGAACTTCTGAAGAAGGTCAAACAAAATCTGATCCTGGAGCATTCTGAGGACGATGGCCTGTTGGAGAGCTATATCACCGCCGCCATCTCCTACGCGGAAAGCTATCAGCACATTCCGGCTGGTTTCTATCATTCCAACCCTATGCCGCCTACTACCGAACAGGCAGTGATTATGCTGACGTCCCACTTTTATGAATCCAGGGACGGCAGCACGGGTGGCTTCTTTGCAGATAATGTGCAAGCTGGTCAGCAGGTCTGGAACACAGTCAATCTTCTGCTTCGGCTTGACCGGGAATGGAAGGTGTGACCATGAGTTTCGGAAAAATGAACGGCTTTGCAGATATCATTATCACAAAAACAGTCAAGGACAGCGAGGGCTTCACCACTACGAAGGATGAAGTCCTCGCTTCTATCCGTGTATACAGAGAGGGGCGGCACGGCAGTGAGCGGTGGGCAAATCGTGCATCGTTCACTGATGCCACCGACCTTTTTCGTTTCCGCAGCATCCCAGGTCTGAAGATTACTACAGAAATGGCGATCGTTTGCGAAGACGGACGCTTTGAAATCACATCCGTGGAAGATGTGAAAGGGCGCAAAATGTATGTGGAGGTTCTGGCAAAGGAGGTCAAGGCCAGTGGCTAAAGCAACGGTGAAGATGCCGGACGAACTGCTGACCAAGCTGTCCCGCCTCGGTGAGAAAACGGACGAAATCGCTGCAATGGCTTTGAAGGCCGGTGGCGATGTCGTTCTTGACAAGGTTCGTAGCAACCTGGAAGCCTCTATCGGCAGCGGGACAAAATATGACTCCCGTTCCACTGGTGAACTGGTGGATTCCTTGGGTGTGACCCCTGTAAAGATCGACCGCAATGGCAACTCCAATGTCAAAATTGGCTTTTCCGAGCCGCGTTCTGATGGCAAGAGCAACGCTATGCTTGCCTCTGTTCTGGAGTACGGCAGAAGCGGCCAGCCACCCAAACCCTTTATGAAGCCCGCCCAGACCCAAAGCAGGAAAGAATGCCAGCGGGTCATGAAAGAAGTTCTGGAAAGAGAGGTCGCAAAATTAT